TATTTGGTTCCACAAACGAAGCGCAGATGTGGATGTAAGGCCATAACCCCATGTACCAATCGTGCCACCAGCAGGGGGAGGACTGCCCCACGTACCAGCGCCCCAACCTACAAGCGGAACAGGAATAGCGGGGCCAACATTAATCTGGTATGTAGCTACGACAGAAGCGCCCCCACCGGGAGAGACGTCTGAGCCGTTGGCCGTAGCCGAGGCTGTGAACGTGTAGCTGTTAGCATTAATAACAGTAACTTGATACTGCGCGTTTAATACTGTAGCCGTTATATTTCCACCAAGACCAACAGCGCCGCTATAAGTTACAAAATCCCCAGTAACGCAACCATGATTAGTATCTGTGACTGTGATTGTGGCAGAGCCATTTGTAGCTACAAACGGGTTGTTATTGATTGTTGACGTTGCACGAATAGGCGTAATGTCGTAGTAAAGACCGCCTTGGTTGATGTAAAACTTAAGGTTTGTGCCAACACCAATTAAATTATCACCGCCCAGCGTGACCCAATTCCACAATGAACGGCATACGCCTTGAAAATAAGCAGCAGACAGTGGCTCCCAGCCACCAATTACTTCGGGATTACCCTGACGAAAGCGTATCTTGTCGGCCTCATACCAACCACCTTCCGTGGTGTAGCGGGTGTTCTCTTTATTGACGCCCGGCTTAAACAGTATTTTTTGTAATGGCATCGGCAGTCCTAGGATAGAAACACGGCACGCTCGTCGATGCGACGCTTTTGCAGCCCTTTGAGAATTTTACCCCCAGCCATGCAATACTTCAAGAGTTCTTCTGCTGCGCCTGCCATATCACCACGAATCACTTTCTGACGCATGGTTGACCGCTGAAGCGTACCTAGCCCAACATTGAATGAAAATGATACCAGTGCGTCAAACTGTCCTTGAGTAAGAGGCACAGGACAATAAGTGGCCACGCCTTTCTCAAACCGAGCAAGATCGGCTTTAAGTATTGCATTGACTTCCTCCATGCTGTGTTTACGCATAGCCTCTGGCGGAGGTACAAAAGCATCCCGCTGGTCTATCTTGAGCTTGCCCTGCTCTGGAAACATGACGTGCCCAACCCCCACAGTCCACAACTTTGCTGGACATTTATACGGGTTTTGCCTGACACCTTCATGGTGGCGGATCATGTGCAGGCACTTGTCTGAGATGTTCATTTACCAAACGCCCGACCACCAAAGTGGAAAGCAATGATAGAAGCAAACAGGGCTTGGGTATCAGAGTCCCACAGCATCTCGGCTAACTCTACGAACGTAGCGCCACTGTGCCAGCCGTAGGCAAACAGGCCAACATCCACAAACAAAAGCAAAAAGAAGAAACCATAAGTAATGACTGGGCGAACGCTGGCTCTCAGGTTCTTCATCCACTGGGATGTGCCCTCGTTTAAACTTTCATCGTGGGCGTAGATTGCCTGCATCTCCGCTTGCTGTGCGCCAATCAGAATTTGCTGGGTGTTGGCTGCGCTCTCGGTTGCCAACTGGTCTGACCGGATATTCTCAATGCGCTCCTGCGCTTCAAAGCCTGCTTTACGCAGTTCCAATTCACGCTCAATCTGTAGCCGAGCAAGATTTAGTTCATGTAGTTTGTCAGCCTTGTCTTGGAAGAAGTCCAGCAACTTGGGCAAGCCGCCCATGAGAAACGAAATCAGGGTTGAGATAAGGGTTAGCATTAGTTTCCTCTTTTAGTTAACATTGTCGCTGAAATTTCCATCATTGAGATGATGTGTTCCATGTTGTCAGGCTGAGTAGACCACCCTGCTGTAACCTGCCCTATAAATCGACTGCGATCTGGGGGTACAGATATTCGGCAAGTGTAACCAACTCCTTGCCCTATGTACCAAATACCCAATTCACTTTGTGGGCGCAAATACTGCCCGCAAGGGACATCCCCTGCCATTAGCTTTACAACATCGTTGTTGTTTGCGTGGTTGGCTGTAAACAGCCCAACATCCAAGCCTTCTAACTCTTTACTGCGACCATCCTTGGTATACAGCCTGTATAGAATCCGAGTACCCAATATGGGGTTGACCTTGAAGATAGCCACAAACTTAGCGTCTGTTTGTTTAAACAGCACAGAAGCCGCATCATCTGTTCGCTCTTCATTGATGCTTGGCATCTTCTTTTGCTCTTGATACGCAGAGATCAAGAACGATTGGTTCTGCCAAAACACATAACCCACAAACGCCACAACCCCCATGACAAGGATTGCAAACAGTTTAAACGGGCTGTCTACATAGCCAAGCACCGTACTGAGAGTAGATTTTTCTTTGGTCACCCAAGTCCAATCATTCCAAGTAGTTTATTGACAATCTTGTCTGACAGATTGTCAGGCAAGAACCGCAAAAGCCCAAGCACCCACCAAGCAATGCACAACCGCACAAAGACTTTAAGGAAGAGGTCAAACTGTTTTTGGTACTCATTCACCGACCACACCTTGATCTAGCACACAGATCAGAGACTTCATTGATACCCCATCCAACAGCACCAACAAACATCACAATAATAACAATGGCAACTGCCCATTGCATTTGTTCGGCCTCGTCCTCTTTGCGCTTTTTCTCTTCGGCGTGTAAAGCCGCCATCTCTTTGGCATCATCCCTGTCCATTTCAGCTTGACGGGCTTTGGTTGCATTCCATACGTCTATGCGTCCAGCTTGCATGAACAACATTTTTAACTGCTCTTCAAACCGCTTGGCCTCATCCAAAGCCATCTCAATTTGTAACGCCGCACCAAGGTTAGACTTACCGCCCGTACGCTTGGCTTGGAGCATAGCCTTGGTAGCGGTTGACTTGGCATCAAAGAGCTTGGCAATTGACGGAGTTAAACCTGCCAGATCACTAGCAACTTTACTAGCTTTTTTAACGACACTGATTGCAGTTTGCAACCCTTCTAGCGCCGTGATCGGATCAATCATCTTCTAACCTTTTGCCACTCAAGGCATACTACTTTACGGTTATACACATCTCCTGTCCAAGCCCAACGTACACAGCGGTATTCCGTCTTTCTATCTTGGCTGGCTGCTCCCGGTAGAAACACCAAAAAGAGCATTAAAAGCCAGCGCATAGATCATTAGGGTGTCTCAGGCCAAGTGATTGTCCAAGGGAACCCAGCTTGCGCAGTAATGTCACGCAGTGCTTGGCGGTATGTTGCCCATGCAGTTTTATCCGCAGTGCTGTCAGCAATCTGTGTCCAGTCGCTGTCTTTAAGTTTTTCAGTACGTTGCTGGCGTATGGCCTTGGCCTGCGCTGTATCTAAAGCGTCTTTGGCTTCTTGATTCATATCGGAGACGCTGTACTTTGTGTACCATTTACCCTCAATCTGCTCAACGCCATCGCGGAACGCCACCTGATAACGGGTTGGCTGGGCTTGCGGGCCTTCAAACACTACGTCAGCGCCCAAGCTTTCCAAGACTTCAGTTGTTGTTATGCCCCATGTTGGGCCATCGTTGGCTTTGGTGTACGCACGAAATTCTGCTTCGTACATGACTGCGCCGGATTGTTGAATTCTAATTTGCATGATTTTTCCTTATGCGATTGCCAAGAAGATAAATGTGCCACCGTTTGCATTAATAGAGTTTGGTGCTGTGCTAGTAATTTCAAACCCCGCATTGTAGGTATCAACATAGTCAGTGTTTGTCACTTCAGCGGCTGTACTACTAATAATCAGATATGGGTCGTCACCAGCTACAATGCCACGGGCTGAATCCCAGACGTACCAAGGACCAACAAAATCGGTGCGCTTGATGAGTACGAACCGTGAACCTGCTGTGAAGCCACAATTAATTTGAAGTGTTGTTGCTGTGCCAGTGTATGAGCCTACTTTGGAAACACCAGCGCAGGTTGCAAAGAGATAAGCAACGTAAGTTCCCGCACTTGCATTGGTTGTAGTGCTTGTTCCAATACTAAAAACAGAAGCGGTGGGAGTTGTGCTATTCCATCTTGTTGCGCCTGTATCTTTAGCGGCATTAGTGTTTACAACAAGATACTCAGTGTTTGCAAGCGCAGAAGAATAACTGTCCCAATCTGCCGCTGTGTCTCTGCGTTTTACTATTATTAATTCTGGAACAACGCCCAAGTTATGAGTTTGAGTTGTATTACTTCCCGTCCCTGTATAGCAAACCACATCCATAAAAGATGGGGCGCGTTGGAAGTTCCAAAAAATGCCGTCCTGACTTCCAATCCCTGCTGGCATAACAAAACCAGTATTACCCCATTGCCTTGTGTAAGAGCCACCTGTTTCAGCCGCTGTAGATGAAGTAACAATGAAGTTGCCACCTGCTGTGCTAGTTGTGCTTACACCACGCAGTCTGTCGCTTGTTGTGATGTTTGCAGCATCTCCAGCACGAATCCCATACATTTGCAAATCAACGGGGAAGTTTGTTGTTAACTGAGTTCCACCAGCAGCAGCAGAGGCAATAGGACTAAACACACTTGTACCCACCGTAGGCACTTCCATCGGGCCACGGCGTATGGCTATGTAGATGTAGGTTGCATTATTACCATAATTGCTTGGTATATAAAAACCTGTCGCAGTTGGCTCTCCGCGCTCTTGGTTTGCAGTTTCAGCGGCGGATGAATTGGCAAGAAGTGTTGCGTCTAATCCCAACACATCAAATCCGCGCATTTGATCCAGCATGATCCAGTCGCCCGTGCTGTCGGTTCGCTTAATCATTACAAACTGTGGTTCATACCCAAGAGTTATTGTTGCCACGCCGCCAGCACTTGTAGTAAACGACCCACACGAAATCACATTGTCCGTACCCGTCAGGCCAAAGCCTCCAGCGTTGTGGGCGAAGAGGTAGGCCACATATGTACCGCCAGATGCGTTAACATCGTTGTTAGTCCCCAAAGAAAATACCGTACTTGTTGGTGCTGTACTGTTCCAAGCGGATGGGCTAGTTATTGCCTCCGCATTTGTTAAATTTAATTGTACACTGTATGCAGCGCTGGTCAGACTTCTGTGATAGACCTCCCAATTAGCAACTGTATCTGTACGTTTGACCATAATACAGCCCGGCGCTGATCCAAGGTTGTGTGCAATTGTTCTGGCTACACCACTTCCTGTCCATGTCACAATGTCAAAAAACTTTGGCTGCTTTCGGAATGTCCACGACGTTAGCGTAGAAGATGTTTCGTTTACACGTGCTCCCGCCCCAACAGTAAAACCTGTAATACTAAAGGCTGTTAATTGGTCGGTTGCCGTTTCTGGGACAGCCGATGTATTTGACTGTAACTGACTATTAACACCCCGCACTGTATCGGTTAGTACATGGTTGTACGCATTGTTTCTGCTCTTAATCCAAACCAACCCACCTTTAGTAGACAAGTCAATGCTATTTGTAATTGTGTTTGTAGAACTATTACCTGTATAAAGATAAGTTGAGAACACATCCTCAATGTAGTTGACAGACCCAGATGCCTGTGAAAACTCACCAAAGCCTTGAGCCGATGCCGCACCTTTTGTTGAAACTAATGGCATGGTTGTCCTTTAAGCAAACTGGGTTTGTGAAGCAAAGACAGTAAACGCCGCACTGCCCGTCTTGACGATGGTGTACACATACGCATCCACGCTTGAAGCATTACCCGCCGTTGGCGCTGTACCGCCTTGATACTTAGGGGTCACAGTTGAGCCGTCTACCTGAACTACGTTATTGTAATAAGCAGTAGCGCCTTGAGTCACCAAGAAAGCCACAGTCATTGACTGGCCTGTAGTCATCAATGTATTCAATGAAGTACCGCTTGAGCCTCTGAAGTTAACTGTCCAGTTAGCACTTGCGTTAGTTGTGTAGTACAAAACAGACTGAGTTGTGATGTCGTAGTTGATTGTCCCTGTGGCTGCTGTGGCTGATATAGTTACGACTTCTGCCGCATCGTTTAAAACAATAGCCTGAGCAGATGATGAGCCGGAGAAGGTCTTAGTAGCCGTGAATGTCTGAGTTGTAGATAAACTAGCCACATCAGACAAAGTGTTGTTACTAAAAGCTATGGTTTTGTTGGTTAAAGTCTCTGTGCCCGCCAAAGTAGATAATGTTCCCGTTGTGGGAAATGTGACGTTTGTTACGCCTGTCAGCGTTCTTGTGTAGGCAAAGTTGCCTGAACCCGTTACTGTCATGGCAGCGCTATTAACTACACCTGTGCCGCCATTGGCTGCGGGTAAAGGAACCCCCGAGTAAGTCATTGCCAGAGTGCCACTAGTAGTAATTGGGCTGCCTGCAATACTAAAAATACTTGGGACTGTCGCTGCTACGCTTGTGACTGATCCTGATCCTGTACCCGTGCTGGTAGCTACTTTGATGTAGTCCGTACCGTTGTAGTAGACAAAACACTTCTCACCCACAGCGATAGAAACCCCTGTTTGACCAGCAGCTTTAAATGTTACTGCGCTGGTAGCGCCTGCGTGATCCACCATGTACAGCTTGCTGTAGCTAGGGCCTGTAATAACTTTGGTAACAGTCTGTGTGCCAGTAATACGGATCACCATGTACTGGGCTGTGGTAGAAGTTATTGCGTTTCCTGACGAGCTACCTGTGGTGTTAGCCAAAGTAATAGCGCCATCCCCTGCAAAAGATAATGTGCCCGCAATAGCAATATCAAGGTAATCAGTAATACCGTAGTTGACTGTGTCGCCCCATGTGCCTGAGAGCGTTCCTTGTGTTGGGGTGACTAAGCCCAAAAGAGTCGTCGTTGCTGCCATGATAATCCTTATGCAAATTTGGTTTGTGAAGCCAATACCGTAAATGTAGCCGATGCGGTCTTAATTACGGTTAAAACGTACACATCAAGCGCACTAGCATTACCCGCCGTGGGCGCAGTTCCGGTTTGCCATTTTGGAGTAACCGAACTTCCATCCACTTGATAAGCCGTAGGGTAGTACGCTGTTGCGCCGTTAGTTACCAAAAGCGCAATCGTGCAGGATTGCCCCGTAGCCATGATGGTGTTCAATGTCGTTCCGCTGTTGCCGCGAATGTTGAACGTGAAGTTGGCCGAAGCGTTGGTAGTGTAATACTGAACCCCTTGCGTAATGACATCAAAGTTTGTGGTTGCCGCTGGAGCAGACGCTGTAATTGTGGCCGCTTCAAACAACGCCTCAATGTTTGCGTATGAGCTATAAGTCCAAACGCCGTTGGCTGTAACTGACG